ACTAACTGCCATATAATAGCAAGCAGCACTACCCAATACAACCAGTGAAATGGGTCGAACTCAAAATCACCTATCGCTGGAAACTTAATATTATCCTCAAATGTATGCAGCACGTATATCAGCACCAAGTAAGTGAGCATCTTCAGTAGCATACGTCCAAATTTGCGACTCTCGTGCTCTTCACCACGCTTAAATGCTGCTAATACCCCCGTAATCCACTCAAAGAGTATCAGCACCGCATAAGCGGCAAGGAATAAGTGATTGAAGCCAAATAGGAAGTGTACCAAGCCTATAAAAGCAGACACTACCACATCTACGGCGATAAAATTTACTGAAAATACGTGTCCAAAACTTGAGTTAATAAAGTCTCGCCAACCGGTGAAGCCGAAGCCTTGTAAAATGTAGTTTATCATCTTTTTTCGTTTATACGTTTAACAATAGGGTAAGGCGTAACACTCGCCACTATATCCCACCAATCAATGAATGTTTTCTTGATGTACTTATCGTACAACTCCTTGGTGAGTCCTACAAGCAGTACCACACCAACGGCAATCACAAAGGCTTCCCATAGTGAATAACACAGCCAAGCCATTACGAAGGACACAACAAAAAGAATATTACCACACATCGAATGCAGCAATTTGTCGTTTCCTTTAAGGTTTTTAATAAAAATCTTTTTCATTACAATAAAATTAAAGGTTTACACCGCAAAATTACCACATTATCACCCCCCTTTTACGCTCCCCCCTCAAAATGTCAAAAAATTGTCAAACCACCCTTACATTACTTAACATTTTACCCCCTACTTTTGCAAAAACAAATATTGTACATCTTATGGTAGATAAATTATTACAATCTCTCAAAACCAAGTATGCGCACTTGGGGTTGGACGAAACTATTTTAAAAGCAATCGCTACCCGATTAGCGAATGCGGTTAAAGAAGAAAGCGAAATTGAAAACGCCGTTAAAGGAGTAGAGGAAGAAGTTAAGCTATTGCAATCAGTAGCCGATAAAGGGCGTACCAGCCTTTCAAAAGCAGAGGAGGCTCGCAAAAAATTAGAGAAAGAACTTGAAGAAGAAAGGGCTAAATCTAATCCAAAGCCTCAAAACCCACCTACTCCCCCAAAAGAGCCTAAACCTGATGAAATGCCAGAGTGGGCAAAAAGCCTCGTGGAAGATGTAAAAAAACAAAATGAAACTATTGCAGCATTTCAAGCTGAAAAGCAACAAGAAAGTGCTAAGGAACGTTTTCTAAACCAACTCAAAACGCAGGGGGTTTCAGAAACATTCTACAAACACCACTTAGGGCGTACTTTCAAAGACGATGAAGAAATGAATGCCTTTGTCAGTGAACTAAAAGCCGATGAGCAAGCGTTTTTGCAAACTCAAGCTAATACAGGGCTTTCTTATCATTCAAAACCTATTGTAGGAGGCAGATTGAAAGAAAATGAACCTTCCAAAGAAATACAAGAGTTATTTAAAAGACAATGAAACAGATAACTAAACAAACCGCAGGTCGTCAAATCGTAGTATTCGACCACGTAGTAGCAACCCGTCCAGCGGGTGTGCTTATTAATGCTGTTGAGGCTAAAAAACGCTTTACCGATGGCATTATACCAGCAGGCACATTACTCATTCCTCACAATGATGAGTCTTTCAAGCCTGTTAATGACACTTTTACCGATAGCAATATCGCAACAGCTATCGGACTAACAGCGGAGGATATTGTCCTTGATGATTTCCCTATGGTAGCCGTAGTAATTTCAGGAACAGCACGCACTGAAGCATTGCCTGACAAAGAAAAGGCAGGGATAGCATTCGTTAAGAAAGTACTCCCTCGTATCACTTTTTATTAATCTTTAAAACAATAAACAAATGGCAAATACAATTAATGCTGTAAACATCTTTCCAGAATTTCGCGAAGCTGATTTGCAATGGGCAGTAAATAACAGTTCGTTAGGCGACTTGCAATATCGTAACTATTTCCCTTTGAAGTTCAATACAACATTAGACTGGGCTTCTATTGAGAAAAACGCCGATAATAAAGTCGCTGCTGAAATTGTGGCTATTGGCTCAAAATCACCACGTAAAGGACGTGATTTTGTTGAGAAAATAAAGGGAGAAATTCCTAAGATAGAAATAGCCCGTGATATGACCGAGCGTGATACTATCCGTTTGGATAATATACGTGCGATTTCAAGACTTTATGGAGATGAAGACTCAAGTGGTTATAAAGAAATTCTAAAATCTATTTATGAAGACCCTGTCTTTTGTGTCAATGGTATAAATGCTCGATTGGAATTACTCGCTAAACAAGCAGTTTCCAAAGGAGAATATACTCTTATGGCAGGGGCTAAAGTAAAATTTGGAGTAGGAAATAAAAACACTGAAAAAGACTGGTTCTTGCCAGCCAATGCAGCTACATTTGACCCTATTGCTGACTTTAGAAAAGTACAAGAGGAGGCTGTTAAGAAAGGTTTCCGTTACGCTTACGCTATTATGGACAGACCTACATTCTTCCAAATGGTAAAATCAGTAAGCGTAGTTAAATTCACAGCTTCCTTTGCTCAAAACGCTCTTAGTGTAGCACAAGAGCCTACCTTGGCACAACTTAATGAAACGCTAAGAGCACACGGACTTCCTGAAGTAATAATTTGGGAAAGCTATGTAAGTGAAGAGTCAAATTCAGGTGTTAAAACCACCACCAGCGGTTGGGAATTGGGTAATATCCACTTTACTGACGATGCTCACATTGGTGAAACATATTACACCATAACATCTGCTTTCAGTCGTAAAGATGAAGTTACTACTAAGGTAGTTTCTGACAGATTTATTTTGGTAAGCACTTGGGCGGAACAAGACCCTGAAAAGCTTTCTACAAAGGCAACAGCATTCGCTACACCAGTGCTTAACAATGTAAGTCGTAAACTTATTTTGAAAACTAAATTAAGCTAACGATGACCGCACAAGCGTACATAGATGAGAAACTGAAACTATGGAACGTGGAATACCCCACCACCCTACTCATTGCCGAAATGCAGCGAGTAGGATTGGGGCTTTCTGATGAGTTCAACGAGGAGAACGAACGAAAGACAAAGCTGTTTTTCTACAACCTCATTCCTGAACTCTTATTGCGCCCAGTGTCCTTTTCTGAGGGTGGTTTATCCTTTTCTTATGACAAATCAGCTATTATTGCCTTTTACAATTTGCTTTGTAAGCAGTTAGGTAGAGTCAATTTATTAGAGGAAAAAGCCACTGTAAGAGATATTACTCACTTATTCTAAAATACTGCAAGGAAATGAAAATATACCCGTACCTATTGAAGGTGAAAGTATCACAAAACCCTACTATAAACGATGACGGTATACCTACCTATCCAAGCGACCCTATCGAGTGGCAAGAGATAGGTGTATGTCGTGATGAGATAGCAGGAGCAGGGCAAAAGATAAGCAAAGTAGATGGTCAAATATTTGAATGTACCGCTACTATCTATGCTCCCAAAGATACACCAAAAATAGAATCGGGTACTACCTTGCAAGTAGTAGATAGAGAGGGGAATATTCGCCTCGAAAAGCAAGTAATACGATTTTCAAGAGATTACTTTCATTGCCGTATATTCGTATGATAACACCACAATTCACCCCCGCTGATATAGAGCGTATGCTACAGCAGAAAATAGCCAAATACGAAGAGAAAATCGTTCGTATCCTTCGTATTGTAGGTGAAAAGTGTATCAATGAAGCGCGGACAAATGGCAGTTACCAAGACCAAACCGGCAACCTCCGCTCCTCAATAGGCTATGTAGTACTACAAGACGGCAAACCTATTGAAAAAGGAGGGTTTAAACTCACTAAGTTAGGAGGTAATGGACAAAAAGAGGGCGAAACGTTCATCAATAAGGTAATATCTCAATACCCAAAAGGTTTTGTACTGGTAGTAGTAGCAGGAATGAAGTATGCTGCTTATGTAGAAGCTCGTAACTACAATGTACTTTCATCAGCTGAATTATTAGCCGAAAAAGAAGTACCTAAACTCTTAAAAGCATTATCGCGATGAAAAAAACAGCCTCACAAATAGAAAGCGATGTTTACAAGTATTTCAAGGACAAGATAAATCCCCTTATAAATGGTCAGACATACAGATTGGGGGTGCGTCCGTTGAACTCACAGAAAGAGGATTGTGTAATAGCGTTCCTATCAGGATTAGATGGTCAATACCAAACGGGGGTGATTAACATCAATATTTTTGTCCCTACAGTCAAAAATAACGATAATCAGTATAGGAAAAACTTTGTACGTTGTGAAGCTATTGAGGGTGCTTTAATGCCTATCATTGAAGAAGCTAAAACAGCGCTTAAGAACTACAAGTTACAACTTCATCAGCTCATACAAACCTTTGAGGACACGGATATTAAGCAGTTTTTCATCAACGCAAAAGTAAAATTTAGGTATAACACATTTAATAATTAAAAATTATGGCATATACAGACAATAACGCCACCGCTTGGGGCGAAGTAGAAGTTAAATTCGGTACACCAGGAGCGGGAAATACTATGGCAACAACCCTAAAATCATTAGGGATAATCAAAGAAGATAGTCTTTCTTGGGAAAAAGAAGACGGAAAAGTGTATAAATGGGTAGCCATTGGAGGTAAAACCATTGACCAAATGAAAGGCGAACCTACATTGAAAATCAAATGTATTGCAAAGAACCTTAACAAGTCTTTGCTTGCTGAAGTTTGGGATATAACAGAAATAGGCGACAAACTTGCTGTAAATTCTTTCGTATCAAGCAAAAAACAATCCGTATCGCTCGTTCCTAAAGTGTCAGGAGCAGAAAAAGTAGATATACCATACTGCTCTGTTGCGGCTACTTTAGCATTTAGCGAGTCAGAAGGGTATAACCTCGAACTTGAGATTACTATCCTTAGTCCTGGTGCAGGAAAGCCTTATTTCACCATCGAAAAAGTAGCGTAACCTATGGAGGAGAAAGTAGCACAAACCCTACTTGAAGAACCTACAACAGTAACCATTGGGGGCGAAGCGTATCAAGTCGCTCCGCCCTCTATTTTTACCCTTGTAAGGGCTTCAAAGTACATCAGCAAAATACCCATCGACACTATTAATGAGACTAATATATTAGGCTCAATCATACACAATGCCGAAGAGTATGAGAATATAGCGTGGGCTATAGCAGCAATCCTATTAGGCAAAAAATTCACTGAAATAGTTACCTATCCTAAATGGCAGTTTTGGCGCAAAAAGAAAGATATAACCAAAGGCGAATTGCTGGCAAAAAAACTCATTAACACCCCCATTACTGAAGTATCTGCAGCGTTCTTTAATATGTTAGCACAAATGGATATACGCCCTTTTTTCGTCATTACCACTTCCCTCAAAGGAATGATGATAACCAAGCCGACGAAGGAAGTGGAGAACGAAACGACAGCATCTGGGGACTTGTAGGTTCTTTCGCTAAGCAGTACGGGCTAACTTTTGATTACGTGCTGAAAGAAATAAGCTATGCCAATGTAATGCTTTACAGTGCCGTTATCCCCTCTTATGATTATGATAAGGATAAAGATACAAAAAAAGCACCTCAGAAATCAGAAAAACGTACCAATTATGGGGATTTTCTCAAAGGAATGAAACAATTCACCCAATAATGCGAGATTTACCCACAATCTCGCATTATTACTTTAAAAACTAAATCTTATGCAACCACAAGACGGAGCTCTATTATTCCAAGTAAGAGCAGACCAATCACAGATACAAAAAGATGTCGAGGCTATCAAAAAACACTTTGAAAAACTCACCGAAAAAGTCAAAGAAGAAGGCAAAAAACAAGCCGATGTATGGCAAACCCTTCTCAAGGGAGCAACCGCCTATTTCACCCTGCAAGGCGCGCAATCCTTCATTAGCCAAATGATAGCCGTACGCTCCGAATTTCAGCAGCTCGAAATATCCTTTGGCACTATGCTCAAAAGCAAGGAAAAAGCCAACGAATTAATGGCACAACTCACCGACCTTGCCGCTAAAACCCCTTTCGGATTACAAGAAGTATCTGAAGGGGCTAAGCGTTTGCTTGCCTTTCAAGTTCCTGCTCAAGAAGTAACCGAAACCCTTCGCCGTATGGGCGATGTAGCTGCAGGATTAGGCGTACCTATGGGGCAACTCATTCACGTATATGGGCAAGTCAAAGCACAAGGAAAGCTAATGACCAACGACCTATACCAGTTTATGAATGCCGGTATTCCTATTATAGCCGAACTAAGTAAAGTCGTAGGCAAGAGCGAAACCGAAATCAAAGATATGGTTAGCGCAGGCAAAATAGGCTTCCCTGAAGTACAAGCCGTTATCAAGAATATGACCAACGAAGGCGGCTTGTTCTTCAACCTAATGGCAGAGCAAAGCAAGTCGTTAGGCGGACAAATATCCAACTTGCAAGACAACTTCGACCAAATGCTCAACGAAATAGGCAAAGCTACCGAAGGCATAGCTTCAGGGGCTATCTCAAGTGTGGCATTCTTGGTTGAGAATTACCAAACCTTGGGTAAGGTGATAGCGGGGCTTATAGCTACTTATGGGGCGTATCGTACAGCTGTATTGGTGAATATTGCCCTTACCAAAGGTTGGGCAGTAGCAGCCAAGGAAGATGCTATTGCTAAAGGCATACAAACCATTGCTACCAATGCTGCCACTGCTGCAACCAAAGCCCTCAATGCTGCCATGAAAGCCAATCCTTATGTACTGGTAGCTACTGCGGTAGTGGGGTTAGGTGCTGCTATATGGGCGCTAAAGGATAACACCACAGCAGCAGAGAAAGCACAGCAGGACTATAACAACCAAAAGCAGCAAGCCATAGACTGGGAGCAGCAGCACAAGCAAAAGATTGACGACCTGATAGAGAGTGCCACTAATCAAGCATTAGCAGATACAGAGCGACAAAAGGCGCTTATTGCCTTGCAAAATGAATATCCTAATATCTTTGCTAAGTACGATATAGAAAGCCTTAAATTGGCTGATATACTTAAGCTCAAGCAGGAGATAGCCCAGTATGATGCCAATGAAAAACGATTAAATCGTGCCAATGAGTATGGGAAATATCAGGACTTTGAAAAAGCATTGAACAAGGCAAAGACAGGTAAGAGGGCTTATGATGCCAATAAGCTGAAAAACTCCATTCTTGACGAGGAAATGACCCGTGTATTTGGTAAATCTTGGATACATAATATTGATGAGGTAGAAAAGTACATTAGGGAAAAGCAGAAAATCACCAAGAATGACTACAAAGGCGACAGAGTAGCCGCTTGGAGCATGAACGTGAAAAACCTATCAGAGGAAGAGATTAAGAAAGAGTTAGAGCATAGACAGAAACTAATTGCTGACTTACAAAAGCAAAAGAAAGCAGGTAACAAATGGGCTTCTCACGGGGTGAATTTTGGAGGTGATTGGTTTGCTTTCAATGAAGAGGAACTACAAGCGCAATCAAAGACATTGCAGGCACAATTAGACCGCCTTCACGAAAAAACCTATGAGTATAAAGACCTTACTAAGAAATATACACAAGCCGTTAAGGACGCAGAGAAGGCTTTGGATAATATAAAGAACGGAGGACTAGGGAAACTTAAAGAAGAAGAACTTGCAAATGCCATTAAAGAAGCTGAAGGAAATCTAGAAAAAGCAAAGAATAAATTAAAGGAACACCAGACAAGTTTAAACAAGAAAGCCGCTACAAAAGCCAAAAAAGAAACCCTTCCAGAGTTCGATACCGAAAAAGCCAACAAAGACCACCAGCGACAAATCCAAGACGACCTATTTAGGCAAGAAGAAGCCCGCATCAAGATAATGCAAGACGGGGCTGAAAAACGCCTTGCTATCATACAATTAGAGTACGACAAGCAAGAAGAAGAGATAAGGAGGCGTTCGCAAGACCAGTTAGTCGCCTTCATTGAGAACGAAAAGCAAAAAGCCGCAGCAGCGGGCAAATGGAAAAAAGGGCAGGACTTCGACACCAACACCGAAGCCATCAATGCCGAAAAAGCCCGCCTTGCTGAAAACGAAAAGACACTTTTAGCCGACAATGCCGAGTACCAACGCTTTCAGCAGGAACAAGTGTATAAGGACTTATTAGAAAAGTATAAGACTTATGAGGAAGAAAAAAACAAAATCTTTGAAGAGTTTGAAAAAGACAGATTAGAACTCGAAAAGAACAATGTTGATGGTCAGAATGATGAGAGAATAAAGGAGCTTTTAAAAAAGAAAGCAAGAAAGGAATTAGAATTTAAGATAAAGGAAGGCGCTATAGGTGATGATATAGGAGTTTTATTTACTGACATAAACAAAAAGACTTCTAAACAAATTGATGAGATGGTTAAAAAGGCGGAGGAAGCCTTTGATTCCTTTCAAAAGCTATTTCAAGGTTCTGACGACCCTGAAATCCTAAACCTTTTAAAGAATATACGAGAAGGCATTGACAGTGCTAAAGAGAAAGCCGATGAAGCGCGCCCTTATTTTGAACGATTGGGGAAAAACTTCAAAAAAGCCTTTGGGAAGAATAGAGAAGATGGAGATGGTGGTGAAGGGCAAAATTATGAAAGACAAAAAGCGGTATCATCTATTGCAAAAGACATAGACAATGCTCGCGAGGCTATGGGTGTGCTTACTGATATATTTAAAGCTTTGGGTGATGCTATGGATAATAAAAACCTTAAAGAATTTGCCAAGACCCTAAACGAAATAAGCAATATTATAGATAAAACAATGAAAGGTGCAGAGGTTGGAGGTAAAATAGGGAAAGGAGCTGGGGCTATTATTGGTGCTGCAATAGGATTAACAACTGCTATTGCTCAGAATGTTGCTGCGCACGAAAAGAAGCAAAGGGAGGAAATTAATAGTCTAATGCTTACTAAGATAGAGCAACAACGCACTTACAACAATCTACTTTTTGAACAGAATCTACTCCTTAAAAAAGAATCTTCTGTATTTGGTGAAAAAGAAATTGCCAAGGCTGTAAATTATATGGAACTATATAGGCAAAAAACTAACGAAGTACAGAGTAAAATCAAAAATGGGGCTCTTGGAAACATAAATGTACAATCTGGGTATATAAATCATAACTACGCTCAAGACACATTAAAAAAAATCTCAAATGGGATAGCATCTCTTTGGGGAGGTGGTTCTGATGAGGGAACATCAAGAAAAGTATATTCTTCAATAATAAGCCAATACAAAGACTTAATAAACGAATATGGGAGACTTAACCTGTCCAGAGCAGAAAGTTTATTAACAAGTGAATTTGCTTCTGAAGAACAAAAAAGAGCATTACAAGACCTAATAGATTTAGAAAAACAGGCTCAGAAAGCAGGGGAAGAGTTAGATAAGTACTTAGAAAGTACTTTTGGTCAGTTAGGAGGTGACCTAATGAATGATATTGTAAATTCTCTAAAAGACGGAAAAGATGCTTTTGTAGAGTTCGGTAAATCAGCGGGGAAAGTGTTAGAAAAACTACAAAAACAAATGCTTTTTGAAGTCCACTTTTCAGAGAGATTTAAAAAGTTTCAAGAGGAAATAAAAAATGTTTACAAAAAAGGTGGAGACTCACAAAGTGTAGCCAAGGAAGTGAACACTCTCACTAGTAATTTTGTGCAATCAATGCGTAGCAATGTAGAGAATGCTACACGTGATTTTAAAACCTTTCAGGACGAATTGCAAAAGAACGGCTTATACTCAGCAACTTCAGATAGGAAATCTGTAGAAAAAGGTTTTGCACGTATGAGCCAAGACAGCGCAGATGAACTCAATGGGCAATTCAGACTGCAAACTCAATTGAGTGCTGAAATAAAGAATGCCACCTTACAAACGGCTAATTTCATTAGGGAAATGCATCAATCAATGCTAACTAATGCTGCTCAACAACTAAGACACCTTGCTGGGATAGAAACAAACACATATAAGCTACATAAGATGGAGACAGACCTTGCTGGAGTAAAACGTGGTATAGACGAACTTACCACCAAAGGTATTAAGCTGAAGTCATAAGAAAAGCCCCTTATTGGGGCTTTTTTATTCTTCTATATATTTCATATTGATTACTTTTATATTTTTATCAAATTCAAACAAATACTCTCCTAATGTAGTACCTCCATAGGTATTTTTACTCCTAAACTTATGTTTCATTTTCCATCCCACAAATTTAGGTTTAAAATTATCCATTGCTTTTTTCAAATATGAATTGTATCTTTTTAAAGATTCCAACTCTATTTTTTGTAATTTAAAATTCGTTGCAGCACCTACTACATACTTATTAGGTTCAGCTTCTATTTGAGCTAAAATAGAATTTGCAGATGCTATCATTCTATCTATACGTTCATCACTTTCATTTACACTAAGGTCTAATCCTAATTCTTTTAATCTTTGAGTACAATTATGTACTCTATCAAATTCCACATTAAAACTAAAATCATCTTCAATAGATGTAAAAAGACTATCTAACTTAGAATATCTAACAGGTTCGTATGATTTGTAATCATCTAAATTTTCCCTTAAATAATTTCTAATTGCGACCTTCGCTTTTTCAAATCTTGTTTGCGCATTTATTTCACTCCCCATAGCGAGCACTGCCATTAGTAATAATACAATTCTTTTCATTGGTATATTAGTTTTGTTTATTATCCTTTTTAAAGTAAAATCTAATACAAGGGGTTTTATCAGTATCTTCTATTTTTACAGCACTAACTAATTCCCATCCTTCTTGTGCTCTTTGGTTAATATATATTTCTTGTATGTCAGCCTCCATAACATCGTAATTAACAACCTCGTAAATGGTTTTGAGAGGAATTGGTTTAAAATATATTGCTTTTTGTTCTTCTTCAGATAAAAGCATATTTCCTTTGCCTGATAATAACCAATCGTAATTAATAAAAGGGAATGATGATATAAATCTACTTAACATTCCTTGTGTTAAATATTTTTCATCTCCATTCAATGCAGCAGAAAAGTTTGTCCGAGACACCTCCATTTTTTCTGCTATTAGTGTCTGAGTGATGTATTCTGTATTTTGTTTTACATATATAGTGGCTTTTTTTAGCCTATGTGATAGTTCTTTTACACTCATTATGACTAATTTTTTTTATCAATACCATTTTTCTTGTGTTTTCAAAAGCATTGATTTTCAATTAAATAAAAAAATATTGAATATTTTTTGTATTAAAAGTTTGTAATAATACAAAATGTTTGTATATTTGCACCGCAAAATCATCATAAAAACAACATTAGAAAAATATCAATCAAGCTGATTGAGGGGCATCACTTTACCTATATTATGATGATTTTGCACTCCCCCTCTTTCAGCTTTTTTATGTTTTTATAAATATGAGTGCAAAAGTAAACAAAAAATTTGCAACACACAACATTAGTGGTAAAAAAGCACAAAGCGTGAATAACAGTAATGCAGTGCAAAACCAAAATTTTGCGACCTTATTAAGGTCAATTAAACCAGCCGACAACTTGTTAGACTACAAGTTAAAACACCTAATAGAGGTATTAAGAGACAGTCTCGAAACGCTTCACGATGGTATTAATGAAGATGAGCCTCGCAACTATTTGCTAAACCAAAGCAACAAATCAATAGCTATATTTGAAATGCTAATAGGTTTGTTACCAGAAGAAAGCGACTACTTTCAAAGCGTTACTTTAGTTTGTGATGAATTATTAACTCAAAAAAGCGCATAAGTTATGAAAGAGTTGATAAAAATCACTGAACAAAATGGCAATCAAGTAGTGTCTATGAAAGACCTCTATACATTTTTAGAAGTTAGAGAAAATTGGACAGACTGGACTAAAAGAATGTTAGGGTATGGTTTTGACGAAAATATTGATTATGAGGCGGTTTCGGTTTTCAGACATCACCCTAACGGCATAGGTGGTACAACCGTAAAAGACTACGCTCTTACATTGGATTGCGCCAAAGAAATTGCAATGTTACAACGTTCTGAAAGGGGTAAAATGGCACGTCAATATTTTATTGAGTGTGAAAAGCAATTAAGAAGTGGTAAGTTTGCATTACCTACTACCTACAAAGAGGCTTTACAGTCTCTTTTAGAAGAAGTAGAAGCTAAAGAGCGACTACAAGAGCAAAATGACTTGCAGCGTATAGAGTTACAAAATCAAGCCCCAAAGGTAGCGTATTACAATGAGGTACTAACATCTCAAAGCACTTATAACGCTAACCAAATAGCAAAAGAACTTGGTATGAGTGCTGAATCAATGAATAAGCTTTTGCACAAATTAGAAGTACAGTATAAACAGGGCGGTCAATGGTTGTTATATCGACCTCATCAAAACAAAGGGTACACAAAAACAGTTACCCATACTTACACCAATAGTCAAGGGCAAACTTGCTCAAGAATGTCCACTGTTTGGACTGAAAAAGGTCGCGAGTTTATACACTCTATAATTCAATAATAAAAGCCCCAATATTGGGGCTTTTTCTATATCTGTATTTCTAATTGTTTTAACCGTTCCCTATCTTTTTTAGCCTTATTCACTTGGT